CCCCGCTTTAACGGAGTATTCGTAATACCTCACATTTAGAGTAAGTGAGACTCCTGGTTATCCCGTATTGTTGCCGTTAGTCGCATGCCCACAAAGGAAAGTGGTAAAACGCGACGCAGCAATCAATAGATGGTTTAAAGCATTTCGCTAAAGTCTTGCATCTCGCTACGAATTCTATCGAATTCGTTAGCAATATGTTTAACTCTAGAGTCATATTTATCGACCTTTTTCTTCTCTCTCCAATCTATCGAAGATAGATTGAGGAGAGGATCAAGATCAACCATTCGCTGGATTTCTACCAAGTTGTCATATCCATAAGCATGGATAGGACAGGGTTTGGAAAAAGTTTCACGCGCCTCTAAAAAAGAGAATGCGTATATCCAGAAGCCTGGGCCAAATAGCTTTAATAGGGCTTCTAACACCCTAGAAGGTCAGCCAGTAGAAGAATAAACTTTTCACCATGAGGTGATAAAGTGACGTTCTTCCTTCTGGTTGCTAAGCATACTTTCCCTTCACTCGTTTAGGATATTCTGTTTTAAAGAATTCCCTAGACAGTAGAGGAAAAGGCGTTGATTAGACATTGAGGTAAGTCCTCAAGTTATTGCTTGCGCATTAGCTTGATTATCTCACCGTGCACTACCAGCGCCGAGAGTAGACCACAAAGCTAATAAAGGATCTTTTAAGGATTCCCGAATTAGCGTTAGAAGCTGCGGTAAAGTTTCTATTAGATTAAGCCTTACGGCCTCACCCAATAGTATCCCTATGTATTTATCATCTCTGACAGTTCTCAGGATTAAACCTGGACCTATCGGAGTAATATCTACAGAAGGACCTCTTCATACTTTTGCAAACTCTGCAAATTCAGAAGAGACTATAGACTTATTAAAGTTTATAGAAACTCCCAAATGTTGCATTATGCTAAGGTACACTTTTGCTACCTCATCATGTAATATTACAATATCATCACCTAGTACAGCATAGGAGGTAAAACCCCTTATACCGCATTTCAGTGCTGCGTATCTTACTATCACGTGATGTGTAA